GTGAAGATTTCAGTAGAGCGTTGCAATCGTTCTTGGACGCGGGTTGAGGGCATAAGCCAAATATCTGTTTCGCAATCAAACAAACATTCACCGTCACCGGTGACGTGTATTTCTTGCTCACCTTTACCTATGCCTAGAATGAGCCCGTGACTGTCGTTAACAACGCACTCAGTTGTGGTCCTCAATGTGAACGAAATGCCACCCGTGAAGGGCAGCACCTCGCTTTTATCCCATTGAACCCAATTTTGGGGGATGGTTTTCATGTGTCTGTACCATCCCCTTTCAAGCGTGCAGTTGGCACTTGCGCCTCGATGGCTTCATAGTCGCCTTGTGCCTCGCGCAGTTGATCTCCGAAGTAAGTCAGTCCGTCAATTCGCACGTCGCCAGCGGCCCAGAACTCGAAAGGATCAGAGTTTTGGTCTGCAAAGACTTCGTGCGAGACTTCGGACGCAAGGTAGAAGTCGGGGCCAAGTGTCGGATCGACGACTTCTGTTGACCAGATTCGGTTTCGGTTTTCATTCCAAACCGCTGATGGGTCTGGCCTGTAATATTTACCGCCAACATTTGGGGCGCGACGCATCCACTCGTGGTTAAGAGGAGCGTAGCCAAACAAATCGTTTGGTAGAGAGTGGCTTTCATCGACTTCACCGTTCTTGATCGTGGACACTGGTTGCGGGTCAAGTTCGTCGGCGGTTCGCATAGGAAGATCGTCGACTGTTGTAGCACGCATGTAATAGTCGCGTTGCCGTTCATACAACATTTCGGGCAACACTTGCGCAGCTATCACAACGACGCCGCCGGTTTGAAGACTTGGCGACCGCAGGTTTAGTTGAAGCGAGGTTCGACCATCGGCCACCGACTTAGATAGGTTTGCACCGTCAGTCGCATAGCGTTCTGACATACCAACGATTGTGTCGCTGTGATCCAACAAGATAGGTTGTTTAAGCGTTTCATCGTTGAGGCGAATACCTTGCATGAGTTGGTCGATCATCCAATCTTCGGACATGCCTTGATATTGATTGCGGAGTTCCGACCACGCGCGGGTTTCCCGCGCTTGCTCGATGTTCGCCAAGGAGATTTTGACCTGACTTTCTTCGAGTTCAGCCCAAATCATGCCAGCCCAATTTTGAATGCCATCTTCTATTGTGGGCACATCGTTTGGATTGCCTGTCGGCGCAGATTGAGTAGTGCTAAAACCGGACCGGTTCACACTCATCAAAGGCAATTGCTCTGTTCCAGAGGTAAAGGCGATCGGGATTTCGCCTTCGACCATAGCCGCGTCAAACGTAGGTACTACATGTTTCATTTGGGTGTGTTCCCAAAAGGCAGGAGCAAGAGTTGTGTCCAACCTATCGCGCGGGGTCAGAGAGGACGATCTTTGCAACGCGATGTAATTCCATACCGCGTTGTAGGCTTCGACATAATCGGAGTTAATAACCGCTTGGTCAGGAGCGTGAAGACCGAGTGTTTTAAAGATTCCCGGATCGGGCGTCTGGCCAGCTGGCGGTTCGTTATAAGTGAAATTATCAAACCACGGCACAACCGAAGCGTCCACTTCGGGTTGACCGTTATAACTGCGGTCAATTGTGCCCATATCCGCGAACCGCTCAAATGCGAGCTTTGGTACGAGATACGCGAAGGCTGATACGCGCACAGGGTTCAACAACATATCGGCGGTTTCCGCCATCTGTACGTTGATGGATACCTGCGAGTTCAAAACGCCATCTTCCCGAAGTAGAGGGACCATTTTGATCGGCACGAATTTGCCGCCGTACGCACTTGTCACGACGCTGACACCATCAACGCGCGTTGTTCGCGCATGTTGGACAGGTCCGCGCCGATAATTATCCGGCCAGACTTGCGTGGGCCGAATAGCCGAAGAGTGTTGCTTCATCGATGTAGTATTTCGCATGTTTCAGTACCTTTATTTTCCACCAGTGCCGCGTTTGCGGTTTCGGTTAGGGTTTAGATCGAGAGCGCCACCGGCGTCCTCATCATTGAAGAAAAGGCCAGTTCTAAAGGCATTTTCCAAAATCTTATCGAAGGAAAGTGTATTGGTGACTTCCCCTGTCAGTTCGCCCACCATTTCTGTCACGTCACCGGCAGTAAGAGTGCCGCCTTGTTGAATGCCGAAGCGTTCGCCCCATTGGGCAGGCATCCAGACGTTTTGACCAGATGGCAAACGCACTTGAACGCGGTGATCGAGGGCCGGATATTCCGCCCCGCCAGTTCGCAGGGTTTGGCCTTCGGTTAGAAACCCAGTTTCTGCGTCATTTGTCGCAGCTTTTGCCGTCTGCGCTGGCATTGAGGACAATATCGGGTTTTGCCGCTGGTAGTCGTACCGTTCTTTCCAATCCTCTTGCGCGCGGTCTTCCGTCGCGCGTTGAATTGCGTCCTGCGCATAAGTCCCTCCAAAGGTTTTAATAGCTTCACCCAATACGGCACGAGCCGACAAGGGAGAATCAAAGTTTAGTTGTGGGGCCATCTGGCCGCCGGTTGATCGAAGAACCGTCAGTGGATTAAAGCCAGCCCTTTGAGCGCCTTTAACTAACCACTTGTATCGGTCCTCCTCAATTTTTTTCATGTTGTTGCGCTGTTTGCGCAGTGACGGTCCTTTGTCTTTTCCTAAAAGGCCGCCGACCAAAGAGCTACCGCCTTGAATGAGTGCAGCCGTTGTTGCTGGGTCCATTTTTTTTCCTTTCCGTTTTTGCCGTTTTTTATGTTTGCTCTAGTTTTGTTTTTTTTACCAACGTTTTTTTGGGCGCAGCGCTGCGCTATCGGTTCCTCTGTTGAGGCTTGAGCCAAGTTTTCGCTGTTTTTTTTGGGGGTTTTTAGGCGCCGTGGGCGAGCGCTGCACGCGGCATTAGGGGTGCGAAAGTGTTTGGCTTTGTGTTTTGGGGAAACGTTGGAAGGGCGTCCTTTTCTGGGCGTCAGGATTCGCCCAGGTTCCTGCGTCACTTGGGCGAATCCTGCCGACCAGAACGGACGCGCGGGCAAGCCCGCAAGAGGTTCTTGTATTTTTGAGGAGGGCTGAGCAAAGGAGAATTCGGGACAAAAATCCGAGATTTTTGTGACCCGCCTTTGGTTTTCGTTTGCGCTTGTCCAAATCCCTAGCTGGATTTGGAGTAGAGCGGCAAAGCCCCCAAGGGCCTAGCGGCCCACTTGTTTGGGGGCTTACCGAAGCCCAGTGTTAAGCAAAGATTGCTAAGACAAGAGAGAAGGCAGTTTTTTAACGGAAAGGTTTTGCATAACTAACACCACTTGCGAGCATGTTGATGTCTTTTATCGCGGTTCTTTTGGTCCGCTTTTTGATTCCGCGTAGGTTCATATCTGGCCGAATTGCCAGAACCGCCAGACGGTTTTTGAACGCAATCAGCGTCAAAGGCGAACCCATCCGAGTTACGCTTTTCACGTCTGGCCGCGTTTTTAGCCGCCAGCTGCGCTTGCGAAAGCCAAGTTTTTACTTTCGAAGCCTTGGAAGGCTGACGCCGTTCTTTCTGGGGGTCGCGCCGTTGTTTAGACAATGGGGAGATCGATGCTAACGCTCGTTCAGCCAGCCCGCCCCGTTTGGGCTGATAGGCTGGCACTTTTCGAAACGGTTTTTGCGGAATTGGAGCGTAGTCAATCCGTTCAACCGGCGATCGATCTGGATACATAGCGCGATAAGCTAGGCCGCCCGCTTTTATGGGGGGCCGTGACAGGTCAACCACGGTTTGCACCTTTGGGGCGCGATTTCGCCTAGTTGTTCCAAGAGTTGAGCTAGTTGTTTGCTTGACAGTAGTTCCCGCTCGTTTCGTGCGGCCTTTCCTACGAAGCCTTGCCATATCATTTCCTTTCCGTTGTAAATTTCGCCAAAGATCGAATTTCCACGCTGTATAAGGTTAACGTTTTCGAAGGCGTAGGTTGTCTCAACTTCGAAGTTAATTTCTTCAACCGGTTCATATCCGTAATGCCTCGCAATAAATTGCTGGACGACTTTCGGTAATTCCGACGTGTCTTGGCATAGATCGCTCAAATATTCAGTTAAATCTTCGCTTAATGGCAGAGGTTGTTCAGGCCGTTCAGTCGCCCATTTGAGCAAATAGGCATCCATCATTTTGAAATAGACGGCCGTTTCTCTGCCCACGGGATAATAGAACGGTTTACCCGATTGACTTGCGTTATCAGGAATTGTGAAGCGGTCACTTTCGTGAAACAGGCTAACGCCATTTGCCACATGATTTTCCGCGTATTGCGTCAAGTATTCTTGCCCCAACATCGGGTTTTTACTGTATTTCATGACAGCGCGTTGCAGGTTGTCCTTGTTCATATAATCCATGAGATAAACGGCACACCCTTGCTTAGACCGCGGATATTCGCAGACGACATGGCCATGCGGCCAAACGTCCCATTGCACCCTTTCATCCATTTCCACGTCTGGCGGTTCGTTTTGCCAGAACATCATTATATGAAAATGCGCTCTCTCTAGCGCTGTTCCATGCTCACCGACTGCAACGTATTTGAATTTATGGCCAGCTTTTCGCAATTTCTTGAACATCAATTGCACGTGCTTGTAGTTGATCCAATAGGCGTCAACATTATCGTACCCGTCAGCGTAGGTCAGAGTTATGAACCAGACGCTATGACAGGTCTGTTCCTCAGCCAACATGCGACCAATCCAATGACGCTTTCGCGCAGCGATACATTCTTCACATTGCCGGCACGCGGCATGAACTCGTTCGCCTTGGAATTTGGTCTCGATGGTCAATGGACTACTACACATTCATACAGGTCTTTTTTTTTGTTTAGAATCAACATGGTGTCAGTTATGCAACAGAGGTCAAGATAGTAGGCCCAAAACTCCCCCCCTAGCCTGTAATCGGGGGGGAGTTTTGGGAGGCGCTAACACCGGCAGTTTACTTGCCAGTTTAGATAGCGCCATTCAGCGCAAATGTCGTTTACGTCCCTGTAGAGGTCCGCATGGGGGCGACACTTGCGCATATACACGGAAACGGCCTGATCATTGTCAGCCTTAATCCGCGCTCGTTTAGATACATCGCCGGGTTTTTCCATTTTTCCAGTGACGGAAAAGCGAAGGGTATCCAGAGTGAAATGCAGCTCGCAATCTAACTTGCGAGCCGCCACTTTACTCAATTGCTGGATAACCCTTATTTCGCTCAAGGAAAGGTCTTTCCCGTAATCGTAATGTCTAATCACGATCGTAGGGTCACCCCAACGCATTTGATCGACGTCGCCAACAAGAGGAATGTCCTCGATGGCGGCGTCTTTAACTATCCTCTGAGCTACCAGCGTTTGTAGCTGGCTTTCGTTTAGGTTTTCCAACGGACGCATCATCTGAGACTTCCGCAGGCTCGATTTGTTCCGCAAGGTCGTCACCGCCTCGCTCAGAGTTTGCGCGAACCTTTTCCTTTTTAGAGGTGGGTGTTTCAACCACATCGATGTCAGGTTCTGATCTATCGTCTTTTCGGGATCTATCAACAAAACGTTGTTCCATTTCTTGTCTGTCACGTTCACGTTCGATTTCGTTTTTGCGCATCATGCGTTGAATGGCGAGCATTTCAGGAGACATGGGCGCGGGTCGATCCAAAGAAGTGAAGATTTCAGTAGAGCGTTGCAATCGTTCTTGGACGCGGGTTGAGGGCATAAGCCAAATATCTGTTTCGCAATCAAACAAACATTCACCGTCACCG